GCCGACGTGTTTGAGGCGGTGGCGACCAATGCCGGGACCGATAGCGCGCAGGCGGTGGCATTTCACCGGGCCGCGTCTGAGGTTCGCATAACCGGGTCTGTCGAAGAAGAGGATCAGGCGAACATGGCCGCGCTGATTGCGCTGGGCTATTATTTCGAGGCCATTGCAGACAACGCCACGCCTTCCGAACTGGCTGACTTTCGTATTCGTGCAGAAGCGATCAAGGCGGCGATTGATGACGCGACTACCACCTTGCTTATAGACGGCCTGATAGCCTCTCTGGGGCGCGCCATGACGGTGCCGTGCCGCGTTACCCTGACCGGGCAATACAACGCTCTAGCGCTCTCCTACAGGCTCTATGGTTCGATCGAACGCGCGCCTGAAATTATCGGGCTGTCGGGCGGCGTATCGGGGGCGGCTATGAACTCGGCTGTTTACGAATGCCAAGCCTGACCCCTTCCAAGTTTTCGCTGGTATGCGACGGCATTGAATGGACGCAATGGAAATCGTTTAGCGTTAAGCAGTCGCTGGATCAGGCGGCCCATAGCTTCAATATGGAAACGACTGACATGGCGCTCGACAAGATCGCGCGCTGGAACGTCAAGGGTGGCTCGGTTGTTGACGTTTACATTGACGGCAACCTGATATTTTCAGGGTATGTCCGCAAATACGGCGTCAACATTAGTTCGACTTCGCATTCGATCACGATTGAAGGCGCGAGCAAGGGCATTGACGCAGCTGAATGTTCACACCTCGGTCCGTATTTCTGGAAAAACACCAGCCCGGAAGCGATCATCGCGGCGGTGCTGAAGCCTTACGGGATCACCGCCAGCTTTGATAAGCCGATGAAGGCGATCGGGCGCGAGGGCTTCAAGGTGGAAGTCGAAAAGCCGCCGTTCGAGATTGTCAAACAGCTTGCCGAACGCGATGGCCTAACCGTCATTGCCGACACAGCGGGCAATTTCCGGCTGTATGATGGCAGCAATGCCGCCTATGCGGGGTCAATTGAACGCGGCGACTATGTTGAGATCAGCGCCGATCACGACCTAAGCGCGGCGTTCAGTGAGATTGTCGTAAAGGGTCAGCAGAACAGCCGGGAGAAGCCGACTAAGGCAAACTTCCAGGCTAAGCAGCGCCACGAAACGACGGTCACGAATCCGCTTAGGGTCGGATCATCCCGCAACCCCATAGACCTGCGCTATCGGCCCGCGCTATACGTCAAGAATGACGAAAAGGACGCGGCCAAGGTGTTCGCTGAATTTGTAAAGTCACGCTTTACAGGCGACGTTATCACTGCATCGGCCACGGTCAAAAGCCACCTCAACCCGCGCGGCAAAATTTGGGAAGCTGGTCAGGAAGTTTTCTTGAACGAGGAACTGTTGTCAGTCGATCAAAGGCTGGTCGTGGCGGACGTTGAATTTAGCCTATCGGACGGCGGCTATAAAACCGCGCTGGGCCTGAAAATCCCCAATAGCTATGACCCGCTATCGGATCCAGAGCGCGGTGAACTGCGGCGGCTGACTGGCGAATTTGGCGCGGCAACTGCGGCGGTGTTTACATGACTAACCGGCGCGTTTGGCTTGGCGCTGCGAGCCTTGATGGCAGGCCCATTGCTGCGGCAGAGGGCGTTGCCGGGGAGGACTTCGACACCGAAGTTTATAGCCCCTATGGCTTGTCCGCTAATGTGGAGGGCGAGGGCGTATTGCTCTCCATGAACGGGGACGCTGACAACCATCAAGCGCTAGGACCGCGCGGGGATAGGTTGGCACCGGCAGGCACTGTGCTGATCTATTACGGCGAAACCACCGAGATTGAATTGTCCGAAACCCGCGTTGTGATCCGCGTCCCCGGCGGCGAATTGACCGTCGGGGACGGCATGATCGAAACAGATATGGATATTGTGACCAGCGGCGATGTTCGGGCCGGGACTGTTAGCCTGCGTGGGCATAAGCATGCCGGGGTGCAGACTGGCGGCGGTGTTAGTGCGTTGCCGGTTTAGGGGTGCTGCACAATTTCACCACTTTCGGCGAAGTAAGGAAAGGTGTGCCATACTTTTCCGCTAGTGCAATAATGTGCGAAATCGGTTGCGCGGCTGGGCAGGTTTCGGTAAGAGGCTGGCAGCCACCAAGCTGATCCAGGCCCCTGCCTCCACAAGAGGCGGGGGTTTTTCTTTTGGTCACTGTGCGGCATCCCCAGCCAAATACCGCTCCGGCAGTTCGCCAGCGCCCAACAATTCCATGATGATCGACGCGGGGCCGCTGATAGGCACATCGCCTGTTTCCCAACGGCGGATGGTGCGCAGATCGGATATGCGGAGTAACGTGGCAAGGCCGGACTGTGATAGCCCGGCCCGCTTGCGGATTGATTGGACTTCGGCGGGGGTCACGCCTGCCCCCATTCCCGGATCATTGCCACGTTTTCGGCGGTAAATGGAAGCTGGCGGAAGATGCGGCCACCGACATACATACGGAGGCGTTGAACTCTGCCCATAGGGCTGCGCAGGGTCACAAGGCGGGCGGTGCGCTTACCCTTGGGGGTGAAGTCTGCGTCTTGGCAATCGAATTTGATAGTAAGCATGTCCAGTCTCCGGTTTGGCGGGGCAGCGCCCCTTGCTGATAGCCATCTTGTGCGGGCAGAATGTCCTAGCGTCAAGCGGAAAGCGACATTGCGGCAAAAATAATTTCGCGCCGTTATGCGCGTTCATGTGCGCCCTATAGCGGGAAATACCCCTGCCCATTTTTCCGCCACTGTGAGGCCATATGACATACTGCTACACCCCCATTGACGGCCCGTCGTTCTTCTACGGCGCGGGCGATTGCGAAACCGTGCGCCATGACCTGCGCATTGACGCGGGCGACCTTGCCGCTGGCGATGATCTTGTCTCCGCCGCGCTGATCCAGCTTGGCACCGACGCGCGCGTGGGCGATGAACGCGGATGGTGGGGCGATGAATTTCAGCCGTTCCCAATCGGCAATCAGGTGTGGAGCATGACCGGACTTCCTGCATCCGTTGCCGGGACATCGGCCAAGGTTGATGAGCATATCCGCGCCGCACTTGCCCCGCTAATTTCCAGCGGCCTGATCGACGAGATCACCGTCACCACAGTCAAAACAATCGACGGCTTTGAGATTGCGCTCACACTCAAGCGCGGCGGCTCCAGCATTATGAAAGCCCTAATCAATGGTTGATATCACCACCGCTGAAACGCCTGCGGAATTCATTGAGGCAGTGCGTTCAACCTTTCGGGCCTATGTGCCGGAAAGCGATGCATGGGCGCAGCCTAACTTCTTTTCGGTCAATGCCACCGTCATCGGCGGGCTTGTCTGGACGGCGTGGAACGAGGCACGAAACGGCATTGATATGCGGCTAAACCCGCAAACGGCGCAGGGCGAATATCTGGACTTGATTGCAGCCTTTCCGCCGCTGAACCTGACCCGCTACGGCCCGACACAAGCGAACGGCTTTGTCGCGGTCAATTTCCCGGCACTGGCATCGGTCCCGGCTGGCTATCAATTCGAAGCTGCGGACGGAACTATCTACACCGCAACTGCGACCACGGCGCTAACCGCTGGCGTTGGCACTATCCCGGTTGTTTCAACGGCCACTGGTTCGGTGGTCAATGCGCTGAATAATCAACCATTGATCGCGGCAGGTGGGCAGGCTGTATCGCTGGGCATCTACGGCGGGCGCGATACGGAAAGCGATGACGCCTTTCGCGCGCGGTTATTCTCTGCCCAATCGCGGCCAGCGTTCTTCGGCTCGGCTTGCTCCTACGAGCGCGAAATGCTGGCGATCCCCGGCGTAACGCGGGCGTGGGCTTATAGCGACGGGCTAGTCTCCAAGATCGCTTTCCTGATGGAAGACACCTACCCTTGCGGAAACCCGACGCAAGCCGACATCGACGTGGTGGAAGCGCACTTTGCTGACGAGCGCCTGACTAACCTTTATTCGTGTCTGACCTTTGAAGGCGCGCAGACCCTGAAAATTAACCCAGTCATTGAATGGACCAACTGCCCTACCGACCTTTGCGAAATTCAAACCGCAATGAACGAATGGTTGCGCGAAAACTACGGGCTTGGAGATGGCGTGAAAACGGCTGACATTGATTGCTGGCTAAAGCAGACCTTCCCGGACCTCGGCCCTAGCATCGCTTGCTGTGTGGATTATCCGCCGGTTGCCTGCGCGGTTTACAATTGTGCGGAGCTGATTGGTGGTTGAGTGCGGGCCGATCGAGCCATGCCACACTAGCGATTGCAGCGGGCTAGATGAGGTCCTTTCGCTCTTGCCGATCGGGCGCATTTGGGACCCCTCACGCGGCGGCGTCTATGGCGCGTATATTCAGGCGCTGGGCGATATCAAAACGGGCCTGAATGGGCGCATATGCCAAGAGTGGAACGAGCTTAATCCCTGCACCGCTGACCGGCTGTTGCCATATTGGGCCAGCGTTTATTCGCTGCCCGGTTGCGCTCCCCAAACTGCGGCCAGCTTGTGCGATTGGATCGCGCTGCTGCAAGGCGATTGCCCGATAGGTTCACTAGGCTTCCTGCGCCGCGCAATTGAGTTCGTGGCACCGGGCAAGGGTATAACCATCAATGTCACCTATCCCGATATCGGCGCGAATTGCCCCTGCCCTGACAGCCCTTGCGCGGCGAACAACCCGCTGATCGTGACCGCGCCGCCTGCCGCGTATTATTACGAGGTCGTCCCCGGCGATTACCCGCACGAATATCAGGACGGCGTGAACGGTTGCCGGTCCTATTTCATCCCTGAAATTGAATGCCTGCGCCCGTGCATTTTTCCGTTCGGGCTTGGGGTTGGATACCAGACCAACCCGATCGGCCCATACGGGCAGGACATCTACGGCGTTCCGGACGCTAACGAACTGGCGCGGCCCAAGTGGCAGCGCGATTGCAACAAAACTAAATGCGAGGTTTCATAATGGCTATTTTTGCAGATTGCTCGACCAACGTGGCGGACCTGACCGCTGCACAATTCTGCGCTGGGCTTGGCGGCTGCGGCAATGATGGCGTCGCAGCGACATCCGGCAACCTAAACGCGATCCTGAAAGCCATTCAGGAAAGCACGACCATCAGCGGCACGGCTTATGATACGGTCACGAATATCCTGACCATCACCTATGCGGATGGCAGCACGTTCGCGGTCGACATGACCCAGGTGCTGAGCGACACGGTTGGTACCGCCCTGATCCCGACCGGCGGAATCATCATGTGGTCGGGCAGTGCCGCACCATCGGGCTGGGCGCTGTGCGATGGCAGCAATGGCACGCCAGACCTGCGCGACCGGTTCGTGATCGGTGCGGGCGGGTCGAATGCCGCCGGCGATACCGGCGGTTTGATCAGCCATGACCACGGCGGCGCGACAGGCGGACATGCGCTGACGGAGGCCGAACTGGCGCCGCACCACCACTACCTCGCCGAAAATGTGATCAGCACCACCACGCTGCCGATGAACCCGGATGTGACCCTGGCCTGGTCGAACGGAAACAGCCCCGGTGAGGAAGAATACGAGCTGTCCGGTTCGGGCGGTACCAGTGCCAGCCTGGGCCGCACCGGCGATGCCGGTGGCAACGGCGGCGCAGCCGATAGCCACAGCCATGGCATCGGCACGGCCAGCAATATGCCGCCGTTCTATGCCCTGGCCTTCATCATGAAGCTGTGAGGCCAGAATGATCGGCAAACCGCTGGACGAGCTGCGCGATCAGTCTGCGCACATAACCGGAGCGATCTGCGCCATCGGCCCGCTCGCTGCATACCCTTCAATCTGGACCGCTGCACTGGCTGGTTTCGCGCTCGGCATGAGCCGCGAGATCGGAGAGGAGCGCCCGCCCACCACCATTGAAAAGCTGCGCCGAATTTTCGCGGTGCAGAAGCTTGACCTGTTTTTCTGGACCATCGGCGGCGCGTCCGCATGGCTCATTTTTGGAGTTTAGAAATGGCAACTTTTGCAGAATGCTCGACCAACATTGCGCCGCTGACCCCGGCGCAAATTTGTAACGGCTTTACGGCCTGCGATCCTACCGGCGTGCCGATGAATAGCGCGGGCTTTAATGCCGTGATCCGCTGGATCGAGGCGCAACTGGGATCGGCTGCGGCCTATACTGACTGCGACGGCAACCCGCTGGCGCTCAACGCGGCACTGGCAACCTGCACAGACATGACCACGGCCATCGCCGATGCTATCGCGGCGTTGCCCGCTGACAAGTTCTTGCAAGGGCTTTCGGCCTACAACGCGGCCACCAACGTGCTGACGCTGGCAATGAGCGATGGCTCGACTGTGGATGTCGATATGACTGCAATTGTTGCCGACGCGGTGGCATCCGTGCCCGCGCCGGACGGCTCGGAAACTATCGTTACGGCTGGCGCTAACGTCACTGTGACCGGCGCAGGCACCACGGCCAGCCCGTATGTCGTCGCTTCGACTGGCGGGGGCAGTGGAACGGTCACAGTTGACGGTGAAAGTGTATTTGGGACTGGCGTATCTGGTTCGCCGCTCAATGCGTTGATTACTAATGACCCTACTCTGCACGGCGGTAGCCCGGCGACCGTGCATAAGTCGATTAGCGGCAATATGATACTAGCGTCTATAGGGTGCTTTCACAGCGGCGATTCCAGCGCGAACGGCATATTTGCGTCCGTAAACTCCCGATTCACAGGGGTGGGCTATAACTACTGCGCCATCGTCGGGGGCACCGGAGTTTTCTTTAATGCGACACTCGGCGCGGATATAAACCGAACCAGTGTGATATCTTCCACGTCATGCAACATCAACGCGGGAGTGGGGGCCGCTGCTGTCGAAGATGTAACCATGCTCGGGTGCACTTCTTCAACCTATAGCCTAGCTGCTGGCGGCAAACCTGCTGGCGCGCAAAGCCCTACTTTTATTGGTGTCGATTCGCTCACAGTGGACCACACTATTTTACCGGCGCGGGTCATCATTGCGGGGCCTGGGGCGAATAAAAACGTCGCCATCGGAGGTGCGGTCGCCACAGAAAAGCTACACGTTTATGGTAACATCCTCGCAACCGGGACTATTACGCCGTCAGACGTGTCGCTAAAAGAGAATGTCGCCGACGATGATGGCGCTTGGGTGTTGGCGCTGGAACCGAAGTCGTATAATCTCAAAGCGAACGCTATCAGTAATATCGATTCTATCGCTAAGCCGCCCATCAATGACGGTGAGGGAAAGGAAGAATACCGCGCGCGGCTCGATAGGTGGAAATCGGATATTGAGGCCGAGAAAATTTATATCAACCGCGAAACTGCTATTCTTCGCCACGGCTTCATCGCACAGGAAGTTCAGAAAGTCGCACCCGAATTGGTCCGCCAGTCCGGCGATATATTGACAGTTGATTACCAGGGATTCATTTCGGGACTCGTTGCCCAGGTCAAGGCATTATCCAGGCGCATCGATGCCGCTGGGCTTTAATGAGGCCGATGCCGAAGCGATCCTAGCCGTGGATTATCAGGCTCTCGATGCGATTATGACCGCTGGCATCCAATCCCGCCTCGATGCCGCTGGTATCTAAGGAGCAGACATGACCGACTTTGCAACTGCACCGCGCTTTACCCCTATGCCAATGGCGCGTATAAATGGGGCGTAGTGTTGCGTGAGGCTGGGTTGGGGGAATAGCTGCGGGCCGGGTTCGACACCGGCTGCAAAACGGACCTCCGGCTATCGTAGCCTTTGGGTGAGCAAGAGGCCGCACTAAGCGGCTCCGTCATTTGAACTCCACGCGTGTCCTACCACGCCGCCGCAGCCCCTAACCACTAGACCCGCCCCCTGATTTATGCAATAGGGAAGTTGTGCTGCGGCGGTGTGACGAAATCGGGTATCACAGCCACTCAGGTTGACGAACCAGATGTGCTTATGCCGGGGTAACGTCCGGCCCGCAGCAACAGCCCGTTAGGGGGATTTGGTTAAGGGTGGGGATTATCCCGCAAAGCCGATTGCGCCCGACCGATAGCCATGCGCGCCTGAATATCAGCCAGCATTTCCTTTTCACTCTCGCGGGCCATAAGCGCACCGCAGCCGATTAGGGTGGCACGCTGGCTTTCTGTCAGCAGCGGTTCAATCCTGGCATAAAGGCAGGCTAGTTCCTGCAATCCAGCGACAAGCCAAAAGTCGTCTGGCAACGTCTTGCGGGCGCGCTGCATTAGCCCGATTGCATGAAGTTCGGCGGGTTCAAAGTCCATCACCCTTCCCCCTCTTGCTTACCCAATACAGACGGCGGGGGTGGAAGCTGCATCCAGTGAGTTGGTTTTAGATCGCCCAAGTTCCGCGCCCACCATTGGGTGCCAGTTTTGTTTGCCCCCATTGCGACCAGATCACCAAGCCTGCGCGGGACGTATAGCAACACTTCGGTCCCATCCTTCGGCGCAGTCTCAATGTCCTGCCACACCCCCTCAATACGCCCCACCAGTTCGGATATGATGGCGGCGGCTTCGACGATTGCCTCGCTGCTCGGAGGAAGCGAGGCAATAACCATGCCCTCCCCGCGTATCTCCCTGCGCTTCAACCGCCCCGCAGCATCACGAGCGCGCTGGGTTAGGGTATCGGTCATTCAACGTCCTTTCGCATGGCAGCAATCCGGTGTTTCATCGCCGTATATGGCGCAGGATCGTATTGCACGGCGGACAGGTTGCTTTCCACCCCGTCCAGCATCGCGCGTATGGCGGCTTTGGCTTGGCTGCGGAATATCGCTCGTGCATAGTCAGCGTCATGGTCCTCATAACCGGACGCGACACAAGTTCCACTGTCGCAGTATCCCTCGTCCGGGTCTGCATCCACGCCGCACACCTCGTCAAAGTCTAAACCACAATCGCACGCCAATGCAGCGGCCACCCTCTCAATCAGTTCCATCATCGCCTCCTCTGCGCCAGTAGTTGTGGCAATCCTTGCCGACCGGGCTGCTATCATCGCGCATCCAATAGGATTGCTGGTGTTGGCTTGGCCGCGTCCCGCTGTCGGCATGGCGATAGCAGGTGCGGGACAGTGGGCAGAGCGGGGCTTCGCACATCATAATGTCAGGCATCACCGCCTCCTAGCTTGCGGATTGCGGGGACAAGTTTGCGCTTGTCGAACGGGTATTCGGTCTGAATATACGCCGCAGCCATATCCAGCCCTTGCTGCACACCTGCTTGGCGGTATTTGTCGAGCATGGCCAGATAGTCAGGGTGGAAATTGCCGTCCGCGTCAAACCGCTCCACGCTTATCAGTGCCGTCGCTAGTTCGCGGGCTTGCGTCACCTCAACCACGGCTATCTCCTTTGGCTGCGAGGGCTAAGGCAGCAAGGCGCAAATCCCCTATCGGTACTTCAATTGCATCGTCGTCAGGTCGGCCTTCGCAATCGTTCAATCGGTAGTAATGGGCGAACGGCTTTAATGCTTCGATCATGCCAACTTCCCGCTCGGCAAAGGCTTGCTGCACACCTGCTTGGCGGTGGCGGGCGAAGGCTTGGATCAGCCCATCAACTGTCCGCTCTTTTGCTGGCGACAAGTAGCTGTTAGCAGCTTCGATGTCAGCCTGTTGAACCTCAACCACGGCTATCTCCTTTGGCTGCGAGGGCTTGGGTGGCGGCTTCCTGCAACCCAAGCGCAGTGCTTTGATGCTGGACCGGCAGCAAGCCAAGTTCCAAGACGTTCGACCAGCCCTGCCGCGACCGCTCCAAAGCCCCCGCCAGCTTATCACCATCGGCCTGTAGCTTGGCGATTTGGGCATCACGCGCCACAACGACTTCGGACAGTCGGCGGGCGTTGCGGAAATGATCGTCAGCCAATGTGGTTAGGCGCTTTACCTCGGCTACCAACTCGCTCGGCTGCGGAAGGGGGCGGGTCAGCATGGCCAAGTAATCCGGGTGAAAATTCCCGTCTGCGGTGAATCGCTCAACGCCCATAAGCGCGGTTGCTAATTGGTGGGCCTGCGCTTCCCCTGCGCGGGTGTTCGGTTCGGGTTCATTGGTCATGGGGTTTTGCTCTCTGATTGACGGGCGCATTGGCTCCCAAATTGTGTAAAGCCCGCAGGCATGGCATTTGCGCTGCTTGTAAGTTTTGCCCATCTGCTCGGCCCAATTGTGCCACTCGATGTAACCAGTCGGGCAAGGCGCGTGGTCCTCAAAGTTGGTGCAGATCACCATCCATCAATCCTCTTTCACAATAAGCCGACCAGCGCGGTAGGCGTTGACCAGCTCGACAATTAGGGCGGCGGTCGCCTCATTCGCCCGACTTTCGCCACATATAACTTCGGCTACCCTGCCTATGTTCGCATATATCCTATACGAATTAGCGGGGTCCGTTCCCTGTCTGAATGCCCCCGGCGTCGCCTTCCCGGACAGTTCCGCCAGTCTCTCACTAAGGGTGGTCATGTGCGGGCCTTTCCACGTTGACGGCGTTTCTGCCGCTTGGACATTGGTTCATCGGAACAAGTGTGGTCACGCTTCGGCAAAAGGTAGTGCGGCGTCGGGCCGACTGTCCCTGAGCCGTAGCCACTGGAAAGCAGCGCCAAGGCTGCAACCGATCTAAAGCTGTTCATCACTCACCCCCTTGCGAACGAGCGCGGAGGATCGCTACCCAAGCCGCCGCAGGAAATGCGCCACGGTTGTAATCCAGTTCGATTTCCTTGGCCTTCGCAGGGGAATGCCCTTCACGCTTGAGCATGTCGTAAAGGCTCGGCCCATCCGCCCGCTCTAGCTTGTCGATGATGGTTTTAGTCGGCATCGGACAGCACCTTTTGGATTGCCAGAAACGGTGCGTTCGTAAGTGCGCCGCCCATGGTGAAATTGTCCTGCGCAGTGTATTGCTCGATCAGCAAGCGGCAGGCTGCGGTTAGTTCTTCGACTTGATTGGCTGCGTGGTCTGCCCAAGCGATATTGCGAGGATCAGTGCCGCGCGCAGTTGGTTCGGTTCGCAGCCAATTGGAAAGCTGGTCTAGCGTTGTGTCAGCCATCACACATTCCTTCCATGAAACACCGGGTTAGCCTTGCTGGCCTTGCGCGCACGTTTCCGGCAGCGGTCGTATATGCGAACCCGCTCGGCAACTGTGGCCCGATGCTGTTGTTTCAATTCGGCTAGGCGTTCAGCCTCGTGCGGCTTAATGAAGTCCAGCCAGTTTTGCTTTTGCGTTTCCATATCCCGCATATTAAGCGGGAATTACCGCCCGTCAAGCGGAAATATCACAACCGCACAAAGCCTGCACCTCGCCGCAAGTGTCCATCGCCAGCAGCTTGTCCCAAGCCACCTTTGCGCCGCGATCTTCCAGTTCAAGCGCGAGGTCGTAGAAGTCGAACCCCCGGCATAGCTGGGCAAGCGGCGTGTCGGGATCGGCGTGGAGGATTAGGCCCAACGTCATGCCTGGGCATTCAAAACAGCCAGCGCCTTTGCAAAGCTGCCGTGCTGGCGGATCAGCGCCTCGGTGACATAGCCTGTCCGCCGTGTGGCGTAGGCTGGCTTGCGGTCGGCGCGTAGGACTATGGCCGTGGCGTTGGGGCGGGTCATGGCAAAACCTCCCACGATTCATAATCAAGGGCTGGCTTTTCATACCCTGTGATCGATCCGCCCGGTTCAACATCCATGATGATGTAATCGCCGTATCCAGCGCCGCCGTGGTTGAGGTGACGCAAGCCCGCGAACTAGCGACGGCACTGATAAGCGTGGAGCGGTTTGACGCGGACGGCAATTTCCACCCTGA